CATAGACATTACCTGCAAGAAAGACGGCGTAGAAGAAACTTTTACAACGGGCTGGGATAGCGACAATTCTGGCTTTGAGGGTGTAGGCGACATTGCTGTTTGGTATTGCACGGGCGGTCACTCTCCGTTAGGCGAAAACGCAGAGTATGTCTCAGACACATTAGCCAACGAGGAAGCAAGGTATTACACGGGTGAACCAACTATTGAACCTATTGCCTCAGAGACACCTGAGCCTGAGCCTACTGCTACTGAATCGGACTCGGTCACGCAGTCAGAGGCAGTCAAGGAAGAGCCAACAACCAGCCCAGAACCCACAACCAGCCCAGAACCCACAGTCAGCCCAGAGCCAGTCAAGCAAGAGCCAACGGTTAGTCAAGCGGCATACGACTCCCTAGTAGCTGACTACAACGCATACAAAGCTTGGGCTGAGAGTGCGATTAACGATTACAAAGGGACTATCTCTGGCTACATAAAAAGAATTGACGGCCTCAATGCTGCCCTGGCTGATAGAGATGCGGCAATCAAAGAACTTCAGGAACAGCTAAGTGCTAAAGACAATGCGCTCAAAGAGCAAGAAGTATTGCTGACTAAAAAAAATGAAGAAATTGCAGCGTTCGAGTCTAAATTGGACGACACAAGCAAGTCCTTGACTGAAGCACTTGCAGACCTTGCCAAATCGAAATCTGACTTTGAAATACAGGCAGCTAAAAGCGTAGACCTAGAGAAACAATTGGAGGCTTCGCAAGCTCGTGTAGCAGAACTGGAAAGCAAGCTGTCCGACTTGGAAAAGAGAGTAGCGGAATTGAAGTCAAGTCTGTCTGACAAAGACAAGGCGTTACAAAGTGCATTAGCTGAAATTGAGACCCTAATGCAGCAACTCAAAGATGCCAACTCGACTATCAGCGAACAGCAGAACAAGATAGAACAGCTAAGGGCTATCACCAGCGATGAAGGCGCACCGCAGAATCTAGCCTTAGCCGAAGAAGTCAAGGACATCGGTATTGCGAAGTTGGCTACTGCTGAAAAAGATAGCGAGGAATACAAAGCTGGCTTAGCCTTACTAGCAGTCGCAGCTGAGGCTGACGACCCTGACCTCCCTGAAGCGATAGCAGTTATTCCAGTCGTAGGAGCTCTCGCAGGTCAAGCCTTAGAAGCAATAAATGACTTAGGCAACATCGGTGCAGACATCTCGCCAGATGTGCGTGAGCGTTCAGAGGAAGTCGTTATAGCGGGTGTAATCGTTGGTGGTCAGATTGCCTCGGCTTCGGCAGTTCAAGCAGTTAGGAGGAAGATGTGAAAGATTTTCTAAAAGACATTATTGACCAGGCGTGGACTTTGCTTGGAATGTTTGTCGCCTGGATAGTTTTAGAAGGCACGGCAAAGACCATAACTGGCTATCTAATTATTGCCACAACAGCGTTCTGGGCAATTACTTACCCGCTGCGTCGAGAGAAGTAAAATAGAAGCATGGCTAAAAGAATTGCTGACTGGCGGTTGCCCTACCCTGACAAATACATCACGGGTCACTACGGCACAATGAGCGACTTCCGCCGTAAGAATGGTATGCAAGCTCACAGCGGCACCGACTGGGCTAGGCCTCGTGGCACACGGATTCCCGCAATCGCTAAAGGCACTATTCGACTAATCCAATACAGCAAGGTTCTCGGCTGGGTCGTTGTGCAAACAGCAATGGACAAAGATGGCAAAGTCTGGTACATCGGCTACTGCCACATGGACGAAAAGCCAGGGTATTCAGTCGGAGACAAGCTTGTAAAGTCACAAACTGTTGGAATGGTGGGGAACAGCGGTATGAGCTCTGGGCCTCATCTCCACGCCACAGCCTCAAGAACCCTGAAGGGAGTGTTCGGTGTCACAGCCGCAAAAGTTGACCTCTACAAACTCATTCTCGAAAACGTCAAAGGGACAGAGGAAAAACAAGCGGACGAGGAAGTCAAAGAGGTGGTGGAGCAGGTCGAGAGTAAAATAGTTTACGCCTGCCCGCACTGCAAGAAGGAGCTATGTTGAACATCAAGTCAATCACTAAAAGAACACTCGCCTACATGATTCTCAAGGTTTCAGGCACGCTAGGTGGTGGCTTCATTATGGGCGTAGAAATCTGGCAGGCAGCAGCTATGGCAGCTTTCATAGGATTTATGGAAGTCACCGAGGAAGTGAGTCGTGCCTATGTTCAGGACGGCGAAGTTTCAGAGGATGACATCAACCAGATTTTCAACCAGCTTGACGAGGACGATTACGACCCAGACCTCGCAAACGACTCTAAATCTTAGGCGGCCTGCCACGTTTGTTGGCTAGCCTTTTATGTGCGTTACGCATCGCCTGTCGCTCTTTCGGCGCTAGCCCACCCCAAACCCCGTGAGTCTCTGGAGCTTTCAGGGCATAGGCAAGACAAGCCTCTCTTACTGGGCATTTATGGCACAGCTCTTTTGCAACTGTGTATTTGATTTGGTCAAACTTATCCCCATACTCATACACTCCAAACCAGAGCTCTGGGTCAGTTGTTTGGCAAGGGGGGATTGACTTGCTTTTCGCAATCTTATTGCGCAGGTCTTGGTATAGCTGGTCAGCATTCATGCCGTAATTATGTAGAGATTATTCTTCGCTGTCAAATTAGCGTTCGTCTGGCGTAGTTCCGCCCCAAATTCCATACTCTTGATGTGTCTCTAACGCATACTCAAAGCACTTTTGTTTTATCGGGCATTCCTTGCACAAATCTTTAGCAATTATTACCGCCTGCCTTCTGGTACTGGGGTCAGGTATGTCTTCAGGAAACCAGAACTGCGGATACTGCTCGCACGGAACTCCCCCTGCGGTATGAATTGCAGATAACAATTTGACATACTCACTGGATAAATGTCCGTGGGCGTGCATACACTAAGGGTATCTAATAAAGGAGTTGATTTGGAGACATACGCACCAGAAACACTAAACGGAGCCAAACTACTCGGTATCTACGACCCAGGAAGCCCTGAGTGGCATTCTGAGCGGTCTAATGGTGTCGGCGGTAGTGAAGTGGGCACCATACTGGGTTTGAACCCTTACGAGAGCGCCTATGCCCTCTGGGCTAAAAAGACTGGCAAGATTGAAAGTCAGATAAAAGAGACTTGGGCTATTCGGTTCGGTAAAGCTTTTGAGAGTCCCATTTTGGGACTATGGGCTGAGGAGCACCCTGAGTACGAAGTGTTTGAGACTGGGACGTATCAGGACGAGGAAGTCGAGTACCTGCACGCAAACCCAGATGCTATCGCCCGCCATAGAGAGACAGGCGAGCTAAAGATTGTCGAAGTAAAGACGGGACGCAACACATGGCCTGAAGTGCCTGCTGCTTACACAGCGCAGGTGTTGCACTACATGGGTGTTATGAAAATAAAGTCAGGCGTTATTGTCGCTGTTGCTGGCATGACTTGGAATGAATACGAGGTGCCATTCAGTCAGGGAATGATAAACGTCCAACGTGAGGCTATCCGTCAGTTCTGGTCTTGTGTCGTAAACGACAGGCGACCTGAGTGGGACGGCTCGGATTCTACCTATCAGGTAGTCCGACAGGAAAACCCAGAAATTGAGCTTAGAGAGGTCGAGCTTGGCGACCTGGGTAAAGAGCTAATCAAAGCTCAGTTACACGCTGAGAACGCCACACAGGGCCTTACACAGCTAAAGTCGCAGGTCATGCACAAAATGGGCAGAGCTAAGTGGGGCACTGTCAAGATTGACAACGGTGAAAGTTTGAGGGTAACCTCTAGACAACTTAGGGCTGGAACACCAGTCTTAGTAATCAACAAGGAAGGAAAGATATGGATATAGGAATCGGTAGCTATGTAACGCTACAAAAAGACCTGACTGAAATAACAGGAATGATTGACGGCATCAAAGTCAATGAGCACGGACTTGAGCGTGTCTCCATTGCAAACATAGATATTTGGTTTTGGATGAGTAGTGGGTGGAAGTTCGCCGAACTCGTAGAGGAGGTAGAAGATGGCGAGATTTAACCTAGAAGATTACGAAACAGTTGAAGAAAGAATAAGGAAGTTCTATGAAGCACACCCTGACGGACGCATTATCACTGAGAATCTTACGACAACGGCAGACCGCTCGGTATCTACTTGGGTTGTTAAAGCCAGCATTTTTCTCACGGCAGGCGAGCAAGCGAACAATCTGCCGAAAGCAACTGGTTTGGCATTTGAGGTGGACGGCGAAGGGATGGCGCAGAAGACTGCGGCTCTCGAAACAGCAGAAACTTCAGCCATTGGTAGGTGCCTCGCAAACGCAGGGTGGAGCGGCTCACGCAGAGCATCTCGCACCGAAATGGAAAAAGCAGAGCGGGGAGTAACACCAAAACCGCCCAAGAAAAACTGGGAGGCGGAAGCGGATAAACTTACGAGCGTAGATGGTCTCCGCTGGCTTTACGCACAAGCTAAAGCTGAAGGCGCAACAAGCGACCAGCTAGAGAGGATACAAGCTCGTGCAGAACTCCTCGGTGCTGGTGGCGAAGGTCAAGGAACTGACTGAAGCCTATGTTGCAGCTAGACAGTTACACAAAGAAGATGAAATGGAGTTCTGGAACAAAGAGCTCGTCTATCACCTTTGGAGGCTAAGTGTTACCATCACAGATAGTCGAAGAGATAGCTCGACTGACTCAGGAGAACAGTAAGGGCGCAGAAGCCCTCTTCCAAGCCGAGTCAGACCTAGCACACGCCGAGCACAACCTAGATTCCGTAGAGCAAACAGCTTTTATCAAGGCTGAGGGGACTGTCGCAGACCGCACAGCCCTGGCTCGACTAGAATCTGCTGATGCCCGATTAGAGCGAGACTTGAAAAAGGCTCAGCTAAATCGCATAAAGACCAAAATAAAGACAATTGAAACTTCACTTATGGCACTGGGGACGCAGGTGAAGCTCATACAAGCGGAGATGAAATGACAATAACAGCACACGTTAGGAAAAAACTAAAAACCAGAGACCCCTATTGTTTACATTGCGGGGATGATGCAAACCTTGTAGTGCACCATCGCAAGAACCGTCAGATGGGTGGCTCAAAGCTTCTAGACCACTACTCAAATCTTTTGATGGTCTGTGAGCAATACAACTTCCGTATGGAAGCAAGCGAGGTTATTGCCGAGGATGCCCGTAAGTTCGGTCACAAGCTCTCTAGCTGGCAGGACTTCTCAGAGCCCGTCTATGACGAGTGTGACGGTAATTGGTATGTCCTAAATGACGATGGCACAAAGTCAGTCGTTGACAGTCCAGAGGAGAGCATCTTTTGAGCATTGAGGTTATGAATTCGGTTTGGAAGGAATCGGCAAGCGTTGGCAGAGCACGCCTGACTCTTCTAGCCATTGCTGACCATCAGGGAGAAATGGGAGCTTGGCCTTCAATTGCAACGCTGGCAAAGGCTGTAAATGCCTCTCCTCGGTCAGTCAAAAGGGACATTCAGTATTTACAGGAGATAGGCGAACTTATTGTAGAAAACCAAAATGCTCCTACTGCTGGTCAGTACAAAACTAACCGATACTGGGTGAACTTGCCAGGGGTGACAGCGTTGACACCCCTCAGCTCTTCAGGGGTGACAAATCGGGCTTCAGGGGTGACAGATGAGGTAATCAGGGGTGACACTGTTGGCACTCAAAACAATATTAACCATTATAAGAAACATATAGAAGAACTTTTTGATGAATTCTGGTCTGCTTATCCTCAAAAGCAAGACAAAGCTAAGGCTTTCAAAGCGTTCCAAAAGGCACTAAAGAGAGCTAAATTTGAAGACATACTTGCTGGTGTTGTTGCGTATCGCAATGACCCTCGTAGAAATCCTGACTATACAAAGTTTCCAGCCACATGGTTGAACAACGATTCTTGGGAGAATGCGGCTGTCACACCAGAAGCTAGGGTTCGGTTTGAGAAAGAGCGCAAGGCGAGCGCCGAGTTTCTAAAAGAACAGGAGGAGCTGGCAAAGGCGGCGGCTCCTCCCCCAAAGTGTGAACACGGCAAGACACTAGCTCTTTGCACTATCTGTGTGGGCAACTAGGCTAGGTGCGTGGATGAATTCGTTACCTGCGCTAAGTGTGGCTCTACATTCTTGGTCAACCGCAAACGCAAAAAGTTGCGGATGTTCTGCGAAAGCTGTAGAGTCAGAAAAGCAAGCACAATACAAAACGGAGACCTAAAATGTCTCCCCTGGCATGGAAAATTTGATACGGACATGGTGACACCGATAGACGAAAACGGCGAGCTAGTCCTACCAGGAAAACGAATATGTGGGAACGCTGACTGCGTAGCCCCAAGCCATGTGGAAGGAAGATAATGGCAACAGTAGAAATAGAAAACGCAACAGTAGAGAGAATCATTGACGGCTATGGCTTCAAGGCCACTGTCGAGGTTCCCCTAAAGAGCGGAGAAACAAAGAAAGAGCGATACACGGTCTGGACAAAGACTGCGGTACGAGAGGGCGACATCGTAACTATCAAGGGGCTCCTTGGTGTGAAGATGGAAGAGTTCACCAACCAAAGTGGCGAGCTAGTTCGTTACGCCGCCGTGCACGTCAATAACGCCGCTGTAGAGGCAGACGCACCCTTCTAATGCAACTCAATCTTGACATCTTCGGCAATCCTGCCCCGCAAGGTTCTAAGCGAATCATAAAAGGCAGGCTTGTCGAGGCCTCGTCAGAGAAGCTACGCAAGTGGCGTAAGGCTATAGCCGCTGAGTGCGTAACTGCCCGTGAGAAGCATGATGTGTTCTTTACACAGGCTGTTCGGGTGGAGGTGACGTTCTTTATGCCCCGTCCCGCTTCGGTCAAGCCAGAGAAGAGGCAGTGGCCTATCGTGCCACCAGACTTGGACAAGCTTTGCCGAGGCCTGCTGGACGGCATCGGTCAGAGCGAGATGGTTTGGGGAGATGATGCTCAGGTTGTAGCCTTGCTTGCTAGGAAAGAGTATGCAGACGGCAGAGAACCTGGCGCAATCGTAAACATAACAGGTTTATAACGAAACAAAAAAATACTTGCATTTGACGCAAAAGTCTTCTAAGTTATTTCTTGAAAGGAGACTAATGAAAGTCAAAGAAATAAAGAACCAAATAGAGTTCTTCGCAGATGCTTTGTTTCAATCAGGCTATGATTTGGGCTGGAATGCAGTTCTTGAGGAATTGCAACAGCTATCAGATGCAGAATGGAACAATGGCAACACAACTACGGCGGAGGTCATTCGTAAGGCCCTCAAGGATGTGGACGGGGAGTGGAATGATTTGGCGTAACTGGGCAGACTTCTGGTACGACTGCGCCGACTTTTTCTTCGGAAAGCAGATGGACAAGGCATACAAGCAAGGCATTCGTGCTGGGTCTGAGTATGCGGCGAGAAACATCTCAAATAAGATTCACAACGTCAAGACCAAAGAAATGACAAAGACTCAGCGTGTAGGCCACGATGCTGCTGTAGAAGCAATGATTGTTGCCAAGAAAGAGATTATGCGTCAGACAGGAGCAATGCTGTGATGAAGATAACAGTATGGGAGCTACCCAACTGTGTGCAGTGTATGCAGACTAAGCGAGAGTTTGACAAGCTCGGTATTCAGTATTCGGTCAGACAGCTAAATCGCTCACCGAAAGCCGTAGAGCGTTTCAAAGAAATGTTTTTGACTGCCGCTCCAATTGTGGAGACAGACGACAGAAGGTGGAGTGGGTTCCGTTTGAACAGGATTCGGTCACTCTACAATCACCTGAGACACGAAAGGGACTTGGGCATCAACGTCCCGCTAGAACCAATGAAGCACGTTGCAGAGGAAATAGGCGATGAATAAAAACGAAAGAATAAGAACTGATTTTCGGCAGGCCGCTGGGCTCCTGCGTGACCCCCACCTAGTGTGGTCTGCCGATTTAGATTGCATCCGAGAAGACTTGGCTGAATACCTTGAGTCAAGAGCTAATCTTGGAAAAGACAACAGCCCGCATCTTGTTCGGGTGGTGCAACGCCTTATTGCAGATGAAAACGACATAACAGTGGAGTGGTAATGCTAGAAGACCTCGCAAGACCTCAGCCTGTAGCTACTTATTGCAAGGTAGCCCACACAGCAAGCACGCTAGAGCAATCAGACAGAGACATCTTGCTGAAAGCTGTAGATGATGAAATGTGGCCTGGGAAAGCCTTGGCACGCCAACTTCGGGAGCGAGGGTTGCAGATAAGTGACACAACAATTTTGCGCCATCGCCGTAGAGAGTGTTCCTGCGAGTAGGCTAGACAAGTGCTAGAGAACCTTGAGCCTGCCCCAAAGGTAGAGACCCCACCCAACATTCGGGTAGGAGTCGAATTTGATGGAGTGGAGGGTGTTGCACAAACCCCTGCTCTCGATGCACCTAACTTTGACGAGTTCCTGTCTGATGCGGGCTTTGACCCTGACGAGATAGAGATAGTCGGCATACCTCGAACCTCACGCTGGCAGAAGTATGACGGCGACTGGCTCACCTCTTATCGCTTTCAGTTCCGTAAGAAAACGGCAGGTATTGACCTGCCGATTCTTTTGCAGGAAGCAAAGAAAAAAGCCAAGACCCCGAAGCTCGGGAAGACAGAGGCTCGGTGCCTAGTCGTAATGTGGTCAGACCTTCAGGTAGGCAAGGTAGATTACCGAGGCAACTCTCAGTCGCTCATAGAGCGTGTAGAGCTGATGCAGTCACGGCTAATGGAGATGGTGAAGCGAGAGAAGCCTGAAAAGGTTATCTTTGCAGACCTCGGTGACACTGTAGAAAACTTCAGCAACGCTGCCGACCTAGCTCAGCTTCAAAGTAATGACCTTTCGATTATGGAGCAGGTGGATTTAGCCACCACATTCGCTTGGCAGACTCTTCGGATGCTAGCGGAAAAAGTCCCTGACATCACCTATGCTTCAGTTGGGTCTAACCACTGTCAATGGCGCAAGAATAAACAGGTCATTGGCAAGCCCTCGGACGACTGGGGCATCTTTATCGGGCGACAGCTAGCTCGCCTTAGCCAAGAGGCTGGGCTCGGTATTCGGTTCACAGAACCTCAGCCCCACGATGAGTCCCTAGCCATAGATGTATTCGGTGACGGCTTCCACATTCTCGGTATGGTTCACGGACATCAAGCCCGCCGTCCTGACAATATGGCGACCTGGTGGCGTGGGCAGGCATTCGGTAGGCAACCAGTTTCAGAAGCTTCGGTGCTGATACACGGACACTGGCACCACCTACGGGTAACAGAGATGGGTAGCACCCCACGGGGCACCTCACGCTTCCTCGTAATGGCACCGACTATGGATAACGGCTCAGGCTGGTGGCGTAAGGTAACGGGGGAGGATTCGGTACCTGGGCTCGCTACCTTCGTCCTTGAAAAAGGCACGGACTTCACGGGAACTGTTTACAAGCTTTGATTGAGCCACACTTTGACCACGACTTCAGCCGAGGCAAGGTTGGGGAAGATTTAGTCGGGACATTCCTAGAAGACCTACAGGGCAAAAAGATAGAGGTCAAGACTGATTATCGTGTCTGGGAAACAGGCAATGTGTATGTGGAAACTTGGCAGTATCACAAACCAGATGCCAGCGACAAAAAGCGCAGTGGTATAAACGTCACTCAGTCAGAGTATTTCTGCTTTGCCTCTCCCGAGGGACTTGGTTTTGTAATGATAAAGACAGATGCCCTAAAAGATGTGATGCGGGACACAGACCCCAAAGAAACCCGACAGCCTAAAATAAACGACAATACAAATGCCAGCATCGGCAGGCTAGTAAAAATGTCAGACATTATGAAAAAGATTCGGTTGTGGAAAGATGCCTAATTACCTTTATGTATGTGAGTGCGGAGACAGCACAGAGATTCAGCACAGCATTCACCTAGAGCCAGAAGTAAAGTGCAAAAAGTGCCGCAAGCCAATGACCAGAAGACCGCAGGGGGCCCTAATCAAATTTATGACAGGGGGGTTCTATTCGGTTGACTCTAAAAATTCTGAGGGCTCCTGATTCGGTCAGGAAAAAACTTTGTGCAATAACTTGACACGTCCTGCAACCTTGTGGCACAATACTTGTAGTGCCTCTCCTTTCCCTAGGTAGTCACTGTGTAGGTTCATTATCTACTCCTTTCGTGTGAATGAAGGGGGGATTGAGTTTCTTGTTCCCTCAGTCCCCTCTTCTATACGTTTCAAACATTCAGCCAGAACCCTGTCGGCAATTATCTTTTCCTAGTAGTATTCGGTCAGGATGAAATTTTCAAAACCGTGTCTAGATTGCGGCAGGCTCAGCACAGAGAGCCGCTGTGAGATGCACCGCAGGCGTGTGCAACAGCTGAAGGACATTCGGACAGCAGAGAAGAAAAAAGTCCTTTACAACTCCCGCTATCGCAAGGCCGCCAAGATAGTCAGAGAAACAGCCATTGTTTGCCACATTTGTGGTGACGGAGCTAGGGCTAACGACCCCTGGCAAGCAGACCACATAAACGCCACAGACCCCAACTCCCCATTAGCGGCAGCTCACAGAAGTTGCAACGCCAGCCGAGGAAACAAACCACTCGGTTCGGCCTGATTCGGTATTCGGTTCAGTTCAAAATTCAGGTATTCGGTTCGGTTAACTTTTAACACGCACGGGCACGCCCTTTCTCTTGTTTGTTGCCTAGATAACGCTTTATAACGGATTTATAACGACACAAAAAAATGTCTTGACACGCTGGTTAGGGCTGGCAAACTGAACTCACGCCAAAAGGCGTAACAAACGAAAGGGAAAAACAATGGGAGCACGAACAACTTGGCAGATAAAGACCGAAACAGGTAACGCCGTAACTTGGCTTTATAGCCATTGGGGAGGCGAAAGCAAACTAAGCGACACTAAGCGGGCGTTGCAAGAAGCAAGACCACGCTGGAGTGATGAGCCTTATGGAGCTCGTATCTTCATAAGTCAGATTGTTGGAGACTTATGGGAGTCAGAGTTGCACTTTGGCATTACAAGCGGAGAAGAAAATAACCCGCCTTTTGAAGAAGAATACGACTATGTAAAGGTGGACTTCACCACGCAAACTATTACTTATGGAGCGTTTGTATTTAGCTTTGGCAACTTTGTGGAGCTAGAGGCAATGTCAAACGCTATGTCAGAAACTAACTCATAAGCAACAGGAACAAACGAAAGGGAAAACAATGAGCAAGCAAGTTCACTTTGTAGTTGTCGCTGACCTTGATAGTGAGACTTGGTGGGTTGATGATGACACCTTTAGTTCTCGCTTTCACGAAGACGAAGGCACTTGGAACACGACTACTGAAGAATGGGAAAAGACAGACTGGGAAGACAACCTAGCTGGACTAAAGATACTAAATAAAGGAAGGGAAAGCTGATGGGTAGCTACTCAGTATGGGTAGGGGGCGTAGAAGTAAACGATTACTACCTGACAGAAGAATTCGCTAAAGAAATAGCCTGTCTGTTTGAGACAGACGGGTATGTAGATGTTCAAATAAGAAAGGAAGCAAGCAATGCCTAATTGGGTAGCTAACAGAGTATATGTGTTTGGCTCAAAAGATTTGCTAGACACTTTTGCTGAGCAAGCAAGCAAAACCCCAATCACAATAGACGAAGACGATAGAGAAGGCGTTTTGTCTTTTGCTAACTTTATCGCCCCGCCACAGGAAGCCATAGATTCTGGCGAGTATCACGCAACAAACGGATTTGAGAATGGCAAGGAAACGGGCAACACCCCTAACAATTGGTATAACTTCAATAATCGTGAATGGGGAACAAAGTGGGACGCTTGTAATGCTGACTTAGAACGATTGGACGGGCAACTTAGCTATGGATTTGAAACCGCTTGGGATTGCCCAATGCCCGTCTTTGAAGCTATGGTTGAGCAATTTCCGAAGCTAGAGTTTGAGTTCTGGTGGGAAGAAGAGCAAGGCTGGGGAGGCGAGGCCACTGGTTCCAATGGACTTTTCTCAATAACAGATAGCTGGGATATACCAAACTCACACGCTGACTATGTGGGGCGTGACAACGAAGACGGCTGTATTTGTAATTGGGAAGACGACCAAGACGAATGGTATAAAGACTGCCCTAGAGATGAAGCAGAGCCCGACCCAAAGGCAGAGCAAGCTGAGTTGATTAGGCAACACATTATAGAAAAAACAGGCGTGTCTAAGGAATGGGCAGACTCTCACTTGGAGGTAATTCTATGAAAGCTGAATACGATTGCTGGAAGTGCCCCGAGTGGCACGAAACAGAGTTTCACTTAAGCTCGGTTAGTTTCTGCAAGCAAAGGCTTACTATCGGGAAGTTTCAGATAGTGATACCACAAATGGTTTGGCTAGATAAATTCTGGTGGCAACAAACCTATCGGGATTTGAGATTTCGACTGACACACTGGCAATGCACCGAATGTCGGAAGTGGTATCGGAAGAACACAATGTGGAAAGTAAGTCACCAAGAAAACTGGTGTCAAGAATGTATGTGAAAGGAACAAATGGCTAGATTTACCTATGCCCGCTATGTGGGCGAAAAACTAGAAGGACAAGACAGCGAACAGCAGAAAGAAACAAGAAAGGAATACTATTCACCTAGGGGGCGTGTCATACATTATGACGAATACTCGGCCTTTTGTCGTGGTATCAGACACGAAGCAGACCCGCCACCCGCTGATTATTACGAGTGGAAACAGACCCCGTTTGCAAGACCGCTACTAGCAACCTTTGGCGGGCTTGGCATTATGGGCTGGCTACTAGGTGGAATTATCGGTGGCTCAACAGGAAGACAAAACGAAAGGTAAATAATGAGAAAAGAAAGCTACACACTGACACAAATACTCAACTCAATCTGGAGGCGAGGCGACCAAGACGAAATGAGCATAAAACACATAGGTCACGCCCTAGCCGCTATGGTTGCTCACAATGATTGGAGAAAGGGTGATGATTACAATTACCCCGACTTTTGCGACTTTGAGCACCCGCAAGCTCAGGCAACTTGGCTGAAACAAATGGACAAGTTTCTTGACCTGAAATGGGGCAAAGTGAAGGTAATTCAGGACAAAGTAGGAACGGCTGATTTCATTTCCGTTATCGGTGACACTCAGTTCGGTTACTACGCTATGAGCTACCTAAACTCAGATTGGCTGTCTTATTATGACAAGCTCACGCCAGAACTGAAAGGCAAACTAAATTCAGTCAGAACCGAAAATTATTCAGGGGTGTAAAACCTGTATTCGGTTCGGTTGAAATATATAGGGC